AGAAAGGTGGTTTACAAGAAATAAGAACTTCTGACTATATGGTTAACCACATTAAGCAAATAAAAAATATGTTTCCAGATTATTGTGAAATGTATTTTAGAAAAAGCACTGGTCACCCAGAGTTAAGATTGTCGGATAAAAGTAAAAAATGAAAACATTAAAATTAGAATTACAAGAACACGATATAAAAATAGGCAGTAGGTGTGAGTTTATCCCACCAACTGTAACTGAAAGTTGTTTATTAGAACTTGATGGAAATATAATTGGCTTTTACTTGACAGACTTACCTGATAAATTAAAACAATATATCACAATAGCAAACAAAGAATTCCTGAGTCCTAATGTTCCAAAGTCATTATTAGAAAGGGCAGATGTTTATAAGATGCAACAAAAATATGGTATAAGCAGAAAAGAAGCAAAGGCAAGAAACACAGTACAAATGTCAACAATACTTGGAGGAGTATTAGCAAAGGCACATTTACGGAGACCTTATAATTCTGTATCAGCAGTTCACACACACAAAAAAGCAAAGACATTTATAAAAGCAATGTTACTATCTTGTTTAGAAAGTGAGAAGTTAATCAAACAATATATGCCCGAACAATATAAATCTCAAAAAAAATTAATAGAGGAAACTACGTTAAGTAAATACAGGTTTGGTAATTTGTTTACGAGTAGTATATCTAATTTTAATATTGCTGCTCCTTTTCATCAAGATAGAGGTAACCTAAAAAATACGGTGAATGTTATAATAACTAAGAGGAAAGATACAGAGGGTGGTGCTTTGACTGTTCCAGATTTTGGGCATACTTTTGAGCAATGTAATAATAGTATTCTAGTGTATCCAGCTTGGTATAATATTCACGGAGTAACTAAAATAATAAAACATAATGAGGATGGGTATAGAAATAGTTTAATTTTCTACCCACTCGCAGGATTTGATAAATAAGTATGGACAAAAGTAGACACATAAAAAAGGAAAGTATTTTAAAAGCACTTGAAAAAAGTTTAGGCATTGTAACAGTCGCTTGTAAAAAAGCAAATGTTCCACGAAGCACATTTTATAAGTGGCTAAATGAAGATGAAGAATTTGCAAGGCAAGTTAAAGATATTGAAAACATTGCTTTAGATTTTGCTGAAAGCCAACTCCATCAACAAATACAAAACAACTCAACGTCAGCTACAATATTTTATTTGAAAACAAAAGGCAAGAACAGAGGTTACATAGAAAGGCAAGAGATAACTGGTGTTGATGGTATGCCGACTAACTTTCAAATTGAGATAATTGACAAAACAGAAGATACAGACTAATGTCGTTTACAAACATTTAGTAAGAAGCGATAAAAAAATAATCGTTGAGCAGGGCGGAACTCGTTCGGGTAAAACCTACAACATACTTCTTTGGATAATATTTGAATATTGCACTAATCATCAAAAGAAAATAATTACTATTTGTCGTAAGACTTTTCCAAGTTTAAGAGCAACTGTATTAAGGGATTTTTTTGATATACTTAAAAGTCAAAATATATATAGCGAAATCTTTCACAATAAATCAAATTCAGAATATCATTTATTTGGAAACTTGGTTGAGTTTATTAGTTTAGATATGCCACAAAAAATTAGAGGGCGTAAAAGAAATTTGCTTTTTGTTAATGAGTGTAACGAATTATATTTTGAAGATTGGCAACAATTAATATTTAGAACACAGGAAAAAATTATAATTGACTTTAATCCTTCAGATGAATATCATTGGATATATGATAAAGTAATAACTAGAGAAGATTGCGACTTTTATAAAACAACCTACCTTGATAATCCTTTTATTGAAGAAGCTATAAAATTAGAAATTGAAAGATTAAAAGAAACAGACGAACAATACTGGCAAATTTACGGACTCGGAGAGAGGGCTGCGAGCCGTTCTACGATATTTTCTTTTAGTGAGTGTACCCTTATACCCGATGAAGCAAAATTAATAGCTTACGGAATGGATTTTGGATACACTAATGACCCTACTACTTTGGTTTCTGTTTATACAAATGAACATAAACTATATATCAAAGAACATTTATATAGAACACAAATGACAACAAGAGATATACATAATTTTTTAATAAAAGAAAACTTAGAAAAAAGTCCTATCTATGCAGATAGTGCCGAGCCAAGATTGATTAATGAATTAAGAACAATGGGGCATAATATATTTCCAAGTATGAAAGGTAGGGATTCAGTTAATGCAGGGATTGATTTATTAAAAAGATATAAGATAAATATTTTGTCTAAATGTGATAATGCTATTAGGGAGTTTAGAAATTATAAATGGAGTGAAGATAAATCTGGTCGCCTTACTAATATTCCAATTGACAAAGACAATCATATAATAGACCCTTGTAGATATGCTACTTATTCTATATTAAGTCGCCCAAATTTTGGTAAATATACTATTCAATAAAAAAGATATAAAATTTTTTGTTTATATTAATTATTTTTATTATCTTTGTTATAACAAAACAAATGAATTATGAATACATATAGATTAAATAAATACAAGCAAAACCTCAAAGTCGTTGGAGACGATGTTTGGAGTTACAATACCAGAGTTGGAATAATAGCAGGTGCTAAATTATTTCAGTTGGGTTATTGGTCACAGACTACACAAAAGCATATTAATTATGTAGCTAATGAATATGACTTAGACTTAATAAAACCGTAATGGATAAAATACAAAATTTAAAAGATTTAGAATATTATGGTAATATTTTATTGTGTACTGAATTGGCTAAAAAGTGGATTAAACTTAAACCACATAATAAAGAATTAAAAAAATTAGGAGATGGACTTTTAAATATTGCTATTTATGTAGTCGGATTACAAGATGATTTAAACAAACACAAAGAAGCAATATCAGATTATAGATATAAAAAAAACCAAGCAATATTAAAATGTAGAGATTTGGAAAGAAAATTAAAAAATAATCTTGAATTTCCAAATAAAACTTTAAGTATTGCAGAAGAAACTTTACTAAAAGATGGGCATTATGAACCATTTTTAGAAAGTGAGACAGAAAGTGAGACAAGTGAGACAAGTGAAAAGAATACTTTATAGTTTATTTGTTTGGTTTATGTCTCACAATGTTTGGTAGCCGTAGGGCTCAAGAGGGTTTGATACAGGGTTTACTTAAAATCCAATATTGATTGGTGTAATGTGTGTCTGCCCTCTTTTTTTTTATTCAAATTTTTCTCGTTAATTTGTAGTATAAAATTTCTCAATTAAATCGTTATACTACTATGAAGCTAAAGATAAACATACCTACAACCTTAGATGATGTTACTTTAAGGGATTATAAAAAATACTTTAAACTTCAAAATGATATAAAAGATGTGCGATTATTAAAAGCACAGATGATTCATATATTTTGTAATGTAAGTTTAGAAGAAGTTTACAGAATGAAATATAATGATAGTGAAGAAGTTGTAGGAATATTAAATAATTTGTTTGAAAATAAACCAAAGTTAGTCAAGCATTTTAAATTAAATGGAATAGAATATAGCTTTCATCCAAGCTTAGATGATATGAGTTTAGGAGAATATATAGACCTAGATACTTACATTGGAGATTGGGAAAACATTGAAAAGGCAATGAATGTTTTATACAGACCTACCGTAGCAAAGTTTGGTAATAAATATTCTATTGACAAATATAAAGTTGAAACGGCAAACGATATATTGGATATGCCAATGAGTGCGGTTACAAGTTCAGTTTTTTTTTTGCTGAGTTTAGGGATAGACTTATCAAAGACTATGAGGAAATATTTGGAAAAGGGGGAGGAGGAGGACTTGATAGAGTTTCTCAGCTTGCAGCCAAATGGGGTTGGTATCAATCGGTTTATGAACTCGCTGGAGGAGATGTTACAAGAATTGAAAATATCACCGAACTAGGAATGCATAAATGCTTTACAATGTTAGCATATAAAAAAGAAAGAGCAGAAGTTGAAGCAATAGAATTAAAAAAGAATTTTAAAAAATGAGCAATCAAGGTATAAGAGGTTATTATCAAATTACAGAAACAATTAGAGATGAGTTGTTAAAAGACCAGAATATAAACTCGGTTACAACTGGAGATATAAGTCAAGTTAATTTAGGTAAACAAGATATTTTTCCACTAGGACATATCTTAGTAAATAGTGTAACGGTAGGTGACCAAACATTAACTTTCAATCTAAATGTTTTAACAATGGATATTGTAAACAGTTCTAAAGTTGAAACAACTGATATTTTTGTAGGAAATACAAATGAGCAAGATATTTTAAATACTCAATTAGGCGTATTAAACAAATTAATTCAAATATTAAAAAGAGGAGATTTATTTACTGCTGAATATCAAGTTCAAGATGATGTTACTCTTGAACCTTTTTTTGATAGGTTTGAAAATAATCTTGCAGGATGGAGTGCATCAATAGATGTAGTAATATATAACGATATAACAATTTGCTAAATATTAAAAAGAACAATGGAAATAAACGAGAACACACAAGTACAATTAGATTTAAAAACAATAGCAATAATAGTTGGGGGCGTATTATCAGTCGCTTCAACTTATTTTACTTTGCAATCCAAAATAGATGATTTAAATAATAAAATAGAAAATTTTAGCGGAGAAGAATTTGTGCAAAAAATGGAGTTTCAATTAAAAGATGAATTGGTTAGAAGCACAATAATTCAAATAGAGAAATCTACAGAAGGATTAAAAGAAGATATTTTAGATAACAAAGAAAGGATTAAAGAACTAGAAGATAAAGTATATAAGAGATGAAAAAATTAATTTTAATAATATTTTTATTTTTTAGCTATATGGGATATAGCCAACAAATAAGAGTGGTGCAAATAAATGCAAAATTCAATCAAAGAAACACATTATACTTAGATAATTTAAGAGGTTGTAAATATGACTTTGGTTGGTTAGAAGAACAAGGAGAAAAACTAAAAAGCCAAATTAAATCAGTTCCAGTTATATTAATAGAAAAAGATGGAAAGATAGTTAAAACTTACCAAGCAGGTTTAGATTTTAAATTAGCTATAACAAAAGATGAGTTACAGGAATACATAAATGAATTAAAAAAATGACTTTTAAAAAAATGGAAAAAGAACTTGGATTATTTGCGGAGGGTGTTATATCCTTAGCAAGAAAAAATTTAAGAAGAAAAAAAAAGATAACTACTGGTCAACTTTTAAAATCTTTAACTTATAAAATTATACCCACTAAAGATTCAACTATTTTAAATTTCATAATGAGAGACTATGGAGTTTTTGTAGACAAAGGAGTGAAAGGAAAAGACCCTTATGCTTTACCTGCACCAAAAACTAAAAAAGGAGGAAAAAAATTAAAAGGAGCAAAATGGTATGGAACACAAAGAGCACCCAATAGTCCATATCAATTTGGTGCTATGAAAAGTACTGGATTAAGAAAAGCAATTAATAAATGGACTGTACAAAAAAATATCAAAGGCGTAAGAGATGCAAGAGGTAGATTTTTACCTAGAAAAAGTATGCAATTTATGATGGGGAGAAGTATCTATTTAGCAGGATT